CAAGGGATTCATCCAGCTCAACTTCACTCCATACCGGCTTCCCTTTCCGGTACTGCACCCCACTACGATATCTTACCACGCTCTCCCAGATGGGATATACCCAGAGATAATGCTATGGCGCCACGACTTCAAGATAGCAGGGAAGTCAGACAAGGTGCTGATATACTCAGAGACCTCACCGGTAGCAATGGACTACGGCAGCCGCTATGCAGATGTGGAGGATTACAAGACCAACAAGGCGATACGGATGCATGGGTGGCAGAACAAGGATGGGTCATTCCGCAAGATGCTAGCGCCTCTCTCACATCTCGATGACTGTGAGTTCAATGACTACGCACTACAACTCTCTATCTACCAGTTCATGCTGGAGTACTTTGGCTTCAAGCCGGGTAAGCGCAGGATCATACACTTCCCCCACAAGATAGAAGGATTCGATAGAGCTCCTAAGCCGGTACCCTACGAACTCCCGTACCTCAGAGATGAGGTGATAGCAATGCTTAACCACTTAAATACTGCAGCATGAGTAAATACTTTCTGGATACAGAATTCATCGAAGGCTTCCACAAGCCACTATTCGGTAAGAAGAGACACCACATTGATCTTATCAGTATCGGTATATACTGTGAGGATGGCAGGACATTCTACAAACTCAGCTCCGAGTATGACTACAAGGATGCTAATGGTTGGGTGAGGGAGAATGTGATACTGCCGGCCTACAAGCACGCTGTGCATGGAGATGCGCGAAATCATTACACAGCACAGAACTTCCATAAGCTGCATGGCTTCCCCAATGGATACATCCGCGGGCTACTGCTGGACTTCTTTGCTTTAGACAAAACACCGATAGAGATATACGGGTACTTCTCCGATTACGACTGGGTACTGTTCTGCTCCATCTTCGGTACCATGATAGAGCTGCCCAAGGGATATCCCATGTACTGCATCGACTTGAAGCAGATGATGCAGGAGCGGGGACTTGATAGTACATGGAAGCGTAAAGCATGTCCTGATCCGGAAGACGAGCACAATGCCCTGGCGGATGCGAAGTGGAACTACAAGCTATACACCAAAATCATAGAGACTGATGCCGCCAAGTAAGAAGCATACCATTCCGGTACTGGAGGACAAGCCGAGGAGCATCAAGCAGGTGCCTGTAGCCAATGAACGCCTGTACCAGGAAGTAGCGCTGCTCACCAAGCAGGAGAAGAAAGAGGTGCGTGACATGATAGAGTTCGTGGGAAAGTTCGTGGCTAAGACCATCAAGCGGGGAGATATGGAAGGAGTGATGATACCGTACTTCGGCAAGTTCCGTCCCAAGGTCAAGCAGCTACGGGCTATGAAGATGGCACAGGCGTTACGGGCCAATGGGATGGCAGCAGTCTTCAAGGCTGTGCGTGGAAAGATAGTGGTCATTGATTACGATAAACTGAAAGAGAAATGAGATTCTTTGAAGTTGACGACGAAAAGCAGGTGTCCCTGAACAAGGCCTGGATCCACATGATACCAGAGTTCAAGGCACTGCTCACCCGTGACAAAGGCTCCAAAGGAGACTATCGCGGTGACAAGAAACTGAAGGCGACAGCGGAGTTCACCTACATCTACTTCTTCACTGATTTCTCCTCGCCCATACGGGACTGGGAGGATGCGGAAAGAAGGAAAGAGGCGCTGTATTATGCTGGTCTCACAGAGGCAGACATCGATAATGAGGTACTGGTAGCCAACGAGAAGTACTTCCAGTTGCAACTGGCTGCATCCAGACCCTTGCGCACACTCAAGGCACTCTACAAGGGTATGGATGCGATGGACGACTACTTCGAGGGCATCAATTTTGGCGACAAGGACAAACAGGGCAAGATGGTCCATTCGCCTACAGATTTTGTGAACAATGCTGCCAAGCTTAACAAGATGTATGACGAGGTACGCAACTTTGAGAAGCGTGTTGAGGAAGATATGCGGGAAGCATCTGGCGGAATTCGTGGGCCACACAGTACACTTGGTGACAATGAGGGTAGTAAGCAGGCATGGAGCGAGGATGAGATACACAAAGGCTCCCAGCACGTGTCTGAAGGAGTACCGACCAGCAGTACATCGTTCGCATCCCTGATAGATATCACCCGGGAGACCGCTCGCAAGGAGAAAGCCAGGGAAAAACTGCTCGTGGCGCTCGATAATCCGGATCTTAAGGCCATTTTCAACAAGGAAGAACAGGATATGGAGGACGACGACTGATGAGTTTCCACCACCTCGTAAATACCGCTCAATTCTCTTACACATCAAGGGATTTCAAGAAGAATGGGGACAAATACACCAAAGCACCAAGAGGTTCGAGGGACTATGTGCAGTTCTGGGAGGAAGAGGACCGCAGATGCATGTTCGGCTACAAGGTCGGAGACGTGTGGATACCCGGGCGGATGTACTTCTGGCTGAATTTCTTCCCCATCAACAGGGTACCGGAGACTACCCGTCTCAGGATCCGTGAGCAGTACAAGAGAACTGGCCAACTGATCGATTTCGGCGCTGTAGAGAAGCAGGATGGGTTCCCCGGATTCCATGAAGTGCACTACGAGTGGTGGAATTTCAAGCATATTGCATGGTACGGCGGTAATTTCATGGGTATCCAGTCCCCTGGTAACAGGCACATGTGCTGTCTCAAGACACGTGGTGCCGGCTGGTCTTATCTCGAGGCCTGTGACGCCGTGTATAACTATACCTTCATCAAAGGTTCCAAGAGCTACTTCTTTGCCGGTACAGAGCCCTATTTGCAGGGAGATGCCATCATGGATAAGGTGCAGGCGGGACTGGACTTCATCAATACCAGTTCCCCGTACTGGAAGCAGAACAGGCAGGTGAAGAGGAACATCATGCACCAGAGAGCTTCATACCTTGATGCATCTGGTAAAGAGGTGGGTTCATTCTCTGAGATCATCGCACAGATAGTTGATAAGCCCTCTAAGACCCGTGGTAAGAGAGATCGCAAGGTGAGCTTCGAAGAGGGTGGTTCATTCCCGCACATGGAAGCAGCGCTCGAGGTATCACTGGGTAGCTTACGAGAGGGTACTATCTACGTGGGCCAAGCATCTGTCTTCGGTACTGGTGGTGAGCAGGGCCCGGGCATACAGGGCTTGGAGAACGTATTCAACTATCCGGAAGCGTGGGACATGCTGCAGTTTCCCAACGTCTGGGAGGACGGTATGCAACACGTACCGGTAGGATACTTCGTTCCCTGCTGGCGAGCCAACTCCTGGTTCATGGATGAGGATGGTAATGTGGAGATGGAAGACGCCATCAAAGCCGATGACATCGAGCGGGAGAAGAAGAAGAAATCACCGAAGCCCAAGGATCTGGACAGGAGAAAGGCCGAGTACCCACGCAATCCTGCGGAAGCTCTCCAGAGAATGACAGGTAACGGGTTCAACATTGCCGAGGTACAGGCGCAGATCAAGCGTTTGCTCCACAACCCAGCCTACTCGGGACTGATACGCTACGGGACACTGGTCCGTTCCCCGGAAACCGGTGTTGCATTCGAGCCAAAGCCTAAGCACGTAGCTCGCCCGATAGAGGACTTTCCACACTCACAAGCTGAAGGTAGAGACCTGAAGGGCTGCGTATCGACCATACAGCGACCTTGGCGTGATCAGAATGGACATGTGCCCCCAGGGATGTACATCATCACCTTTGATGCGTACGCTAAAGAGGATGCAGAAGACCAGACATCACTGTGGTCATTCAAGGTGTGGAAGCTGGAGAACCTCAGCGACAACTCCTACGTCAATCTCCCGGTACTGTGGTACTCTGGCAGGCCTACACGGTACTATGACAACCATGACCTGATGTTCATGGCAGCAGATCTTTACAATGCGCAGATCCAGGGTGAGGTTGCCGGCGGTGGACAATCAGTGATCACCTACGCAAGAGAGAGACGTTTGCTCCACAAGCTGCGCAACTCACCAGAATCAGCCTCCTCCAAGGAGAACCAGAGCAAGGGACACCAGAACGAGTACCTCATGGACATGCCGGCCGACAGGAAGAACACAGGTATCATCTATCTTGAGGACTGGCACATCGCTCCACGTGCGGCCGATGAGAAGGGTAACCTGATACTGAACCTGCACCACATCTATGACATCGCATTCCTGCGGGAGATGGAGAAGTTCGACCCGCTACGTGGTAACTATGACCGTATCTCCGACGCCATCACATTCATGTACGAGATGAAGGATCACTACATCTCCTACACCAAGCTACGCAGGGAGAACAAGGAGTTCTTTGAGCGTACCCTGTTCGCTGAAGCAGTGGTGGAAACTGGCTACGTGCCGCTATACTAAGTTTGTTTATCTCGACAAGGGAGTTATATTTGTGTACAAACCGGGTACATGGATTCAATTCAGGTTGACTCACGCAAAACGGTATACCATCGTCCGCTGCAGGCTATTCCTTATTCCGACAAGACACCGGAATGGTTCCAGCAGAACGTGGAACACCTCATACAGAAAGCCAATTTCAACTTCGGTTCCGATATGACGAGCCGAAAGGATCTCAAGATGCTGTACGGAGTATACAACAACCAGTTCCCGACCGAATGGTTCAAGCACGTCACCGACCCGCTGAGCGCCAAGAAGCCACAACACAAAGCATTCCCCGCCAAGATAAGACCAGTAACCATGCTCAGGACGAACATCGACCTGTTGCTTGGTGAATATCCCCGCCGTCCTTTCATCTATAACGTATCCAATCTCGGTGATACTGGCTACAGCCGGTACATGGAGCAGATGCAAACCACAGCCCGCAAGACACTGGAAGCGCATTTCCTGCAAGCAGCTATCGAGGAGATGCAGGCGCAGGGCCAGGAGATAACTCCCGAGCAGATGCAACAGATGCAGCAAGAACCGCCAGTACCGGAAATAGTGAAGGCAGAGTTCCAGAGTTCTTACAAGGATGCCATGGCCATCAAGGGACAGAAGTATCTCAAGCGTGTCATCCGTGAACACGAGGTGAGACGCAAAATGCACAAGATGTTCAAGGACTGGCTGATCACCGGTGAAACCTACTCATACAAATCTGTAGAGAACAATTCACTTATCTATAACCGCATCTCTCCACTCTGCCTGGACTACGACAAATCCCACTCCTCTGACTTTATCGAGGATGGTGAATGGGCCGTGTACCAGGACTGGGTAACGCTCTCTGACGTAGTGGACAGGTTCTATCATGTGCTCAAAGAAAAGCATGTGCATGAGCTGGAGAAGCGTGCCATGTATTCCACACCGACCGCCTTCTTCAATTACCTGCGTGACCACGTGACCCTGCAAGACAGGTTCTCCAAGATACCGATCTATCACACAGTATGGAAAGGCCGTAAGAAGATAGGTTTCCTGAGCTATCTTGACATGGAGACATTCCAGTATGTGGAAGACGTGGTGGATGAGGACTACATCATTGACCGTGCCAAAGGTGAGCAGATAGAATGGCGCTGGGTGAATGAAGTATACGAGGGCCTC